CTTACCGGATTCTTTAAAATTACTGCAACTACAAACAAAACAATTACAGTTATTACCACAAGCACCGATGAACCTGAGATTATAGATAGTACATCGGCAACTGTTGGAATTTTTACAATTGCAAGAAAATTGACCTATCAGGAATTAGATAATCAACAAGCTGCATTATTAAATCTTTCATCGAAGTTATGGATAGATAACAACGGTAGCGACCACTGGGAAGTTATCGAAAAAACTAAGCAGTATGTTACCTATGAGTTAAGTGAGTATGGAATTACTACACCTATAGGAACAGGCACATCGGTAGTATACATTGACAACCTAAAACAAATTGCAACAGGTATTCCAGGATCTGGTTATGTAATGATTTATACAACCAAGACTTCCGGCGAAGTCATTGGTCTAAAGCAAATTGTGCCACCACCGGATGGATTTGAAACTGCGGTCGCAGGTTCGTTCGGCAAAGTCTTGGCAGTTAGTCCAGATTATAAATGGTTAGCAGTGGGTGCTCCAAATGCTAGCGGTGTAAAAAGCGCCTATCAAGGTGAATTAAATCCGTCTAGAAGTTATCTAGCAGGCGAGATAGCACTTTATCAAGGCAAGCTATGGGAAGCAGTTGATAATATAGATGTAGGCGACGGTAGTTCTATTAATTTTAACAGTCAAGACTGGAAACCAGCAACTATAGTCAACGCTAATCCCGCAGCCAGGGGCAACGGATTTACTGATCAAGGAATGATTTCTTTGTACAAGTATAATCAGGGACAGTGGGAAATTGCCCACAGTTTTGTAAGTCCTAGACAAGCTGCCTATGAAGAATTTGGTTCAGCAATTACAATTGGAGTTTCTGGTACAACTTATTATATGGCAGTATCTGCTCCAGGATCATTATGCGACCCTAGCATTGGAGCAAGTACCGGCAAAGGAAGAATTTATCTTTATCAATTTAACGGAACCACTTGGAGTCATTTAGAAAACACAAAATATCTAGGCTTATACCAACCGTCTCCGCTGTCAATCTATCCCGCTGGATCAATAGTATGGTCTAATGGTAGTTTATGGGAAGCATTATACGATAATACAGGTGATGGCAGTTCTCTATCTTTAGAATCAAATGATTGGAAAAAATTAGATCCTATTTCAACTCAATGTTCACTACCAACAAACATTGCTATAGACGATGACGGCTCTACTCTAGCAGAGGGATTATTAAGCCCTACTCAGTTAGCTGAGTTGGTCAAAGACGGAGATCAATTTGGATTCTCTCTTACTATGAGCCGCGATGGACGGCTATTAGTTGTTGGTGCTCCAAATAGTGATGGTCAATACTTTGCTAACTATCGAGGAGATTGGAATGTCTATCAAGAGTACACAGAAGGCGATGTTGTAAAATATCAAAACGGCTATCATAGATTGACCGACGCAACAACATCAACTATTACTAGTCTTGGTCAATACCCGGATGCAGGACTACCTTGGTTAAATGTAGGAGATAGTGCATCGCCGTCTACGGGTAAAATTTATATCTATGAACGAGATGTAAACAATCTATATAGTTTGACACAGACTATTACAGCTGACTCTTTATCTGATATCAATGATACTGCAAATTCTGGAATCATTGGATCAGGGGATCAGTTCGGGTTTGCCATCGATATTGACGCCTCCGGTACAACTATTGTAGCCAGTAGCCCGTTAGCAGATATTAACAAACAAAACCAAGGTGCAGCATATGTTTTCAAATACGATGCTGATTCATCGGTATCCCAGTTTAGATTAAAACAAAAATTGCAAAGTTATGAATACTTTACCAACGAATATTTTGGATCTAGCATATCTATCAGTCCTTCTACAGAACGAATTGTTGTAGGTGCAAAAAATGCTGGATATTCAATCTTAGCATTTTTTAATGACGGCACAACATTTGATAGAAGAAGAACTTCTTTTTCTTCTTCTAGAGGATTTCCGGGACAGGTCTATGTATATGAGAGAAAAGATCAAGGTTATTTCCTAGTTGAGAAACTAGAAGCCGATCTGGTATCCGGCGAATCGTTCGGCTATTCTATTGATTGTACAAGCTCTGTTGTTGTTGTAGGCTCCCCTACATATCAAGTAGAAGGTGTAGCAGTTGGTATGGTTAGACTGTTTAAAAAATCAATCGAAACAAATAGTTTTAACATAATTTCTCAAGAAATACCTTTAGTAGATGTTGAGTTGTTGCAAAATATTGAACTGTATGACAATGTTAATAATAGAAAAATTGCAGACTTAGATATAGTTGATGGGTTTAAATTAAAAATATTAGGAGTTGCTGAACAAGAAATTTCTTTTAAAACAGTATATGATCCTGCAATATATATGATTGGAACAGATGACCAAGTTGTTGACGAATCACAACCTTGGTTTGAAAAAAATGTTGGAAAAATTTGGTGGGATCTAAGCACCGTTAAATTTATAAATTATGAGCAAAGTGATTTTGCCTATCGAATAGGAAATTGGAATAGACAAGCAGAAGGCTCATCGGTTGATATTTACGAATGGGTAGAGTCTGTGCTACTGCCGTCGGAGTGGAGCCTACTTGCTGATACAGTAGAAGGATTGGCCGAAGGAATTTCTGGCCAACCTAAATTTGCCGACAATACTGTATACAATACTAAGATTTTATATAATCCCAATACTGGTCTCGAAACTGGTACTTTATACTATTATTGGGTTTCGTCGAAGACTATATTGCCAACGAATAATTCAATTAGACGAATTTCGGCAGCAGCGATCGAAGGCTTTATCGATAACCCAATTGGGTCTGGAATTCCGTTTGTAGGAATACTAGGGCCAGACAAATTTTTAGCCTATAATTTAACAGCAATCATTGGCACAGATACAGCACTAGTAAATGTTGAATACACTAAAAATAAAAAACAATTAACACCGATTCATAGAGAGTATCAATTATTGACTAGCGGCGTAGCTGATAGCCTACCTTCTGAATACCTAGAAAAGAAATGGATCGACAGTTTAGTGGGATCGGATGAAGCAGGTAATGCTGTTCCTGATTCTAGACTACCAGTTAAAAAACAACAGGGATTAAGTTTTAGGCCTCGACAGAGCATGTTTGTTAATAGAGACAAAGCATTAAAGATTGCAATTGACAATATTAATTCTGTGCTGACAACTAGACCGTTCTCCGATACAATTGATTTCGGCAATCTTAACAGACTTGATCCAATTCCAAGCGAGGTGTTAAACCAGTACGATTTATCTGTAGACACTCTTATTGATCTAGATCAAGTGGGTACAGTAAAAGTTCGTCAAGCAGAATTTACCGCAAATATAATTAACGGTGAAATAGATACAATCGATATCAAAGATGCCGGATTCGGATATAGAACAGTTCCTTATATAGAGATACAAGGCGACGGATTTGGAGCTAAAGCAACAATTACCCTAAACGCACAAGGTAAAGTAAACTCTATAAATTTAATTTCTAAAGGTAGAAAATATACAACAGCCACTATAAAAGTAAGACCGTTCTCTGTACTAGTAAGAAGTGATTCTACATTGTTCGGATTCTGGAGTGTATATGCATGGGATCAGCAACGTAGAATTTTTTACCGCAGTAAATCTCAGGGATATGATACAACAATCTATTGGCAATTTGTGGATTGGTGGAATTCTGATTATTCTATTAATTCTAAGATTGTTAAAGAAATTAATAATATCTATCAAGAACCTACTCTAGAACTTTCTGTAGGCGATCTAATTAGAGTCAAAGAATACGGCAATGGCGGTTGGGTAGTATTAGAAAAAACTGCCCAAGGCGCCGGCGATTTATTAGACAACTATAATTTAGTTGGCCGTCAAAACGGTACAATACAGATTAAAGACACTCTTTACAATCGATTAATCAACAGCTTAGGCTATGATAATGTGGGATCGTATGATGCAGCATTGTATGATCTGCAACCGACTAAAGAATTAAGAATAATTCTACAAGCAGCAAAAGAAAATATATTTGTCGACGATCTAAGAGTTGAGTGGAATAACTTATTCTTCTCTTCAATAAAGTATGCGTTTTCAGAACAGCCCTATGTTGATTGGGCATTTAAAACCAGCTTCTTAAACGCTATTCATAATGTCGGCGACCTAGAACAAAAAGCCAATTATAAAAATGATAACTTAGAAAGTTTCCAAAGTTATATTGAAGAAGTCAAGCCCTACAGAACCAGTATTAGGGAATATACCAGCAGGTATACTAAAACAGATTCTTCTAATTCAGCAGTATCAGATTTTGATCTGCCACCTGCATATTCTGTTAGAGATGGTGCAATATTACCAGTAAATCAATACTATAATAGATTTAATGAATATCCTTGGAAGTCTTGGTTTGATAACAACGGCTATTCTATAGTAGCAATTGAAGTTGCAGATGCGGGCGCAGACTATCGTACACCCCCAGCGGTGTTAATTACCGGCAGCGGAACAGGAGCCACTGCTCAGGCATTTATATCCAACGGACGAGTATCTGGTATCAAAGTTATTACTTCAGGCAGCGGGTACACACAAACGCCGACAATTTCATTAGTTGGCGGAAACGGATCTTCAGTTAACGTTGCTCGAGCAGTTCCCATTCTTGGCGAAACAAAAGTTAGATCTTTTGATTTAACAATAAAGTTTGACAGAACAAACAAGATTGGAACCTACGAAAATTTTGAATATTCTCAAACTTTTGTTGCCACAGGATTTAGCGCAGTATTTGACCTAAATTACGCTCCGTCTAGAGATAAGGGAAAAATTACAGTAATTAAAAATGATCAACTAGTAATTTCGAGCGAATACGAAATTAGTTTGTATATTTCTACTGTGGATAGTTATGACTTATTAAAAGGTAAATTAAAATTTTTTGCTAATCCAAACTTAGGTGATGTGATTGTAATTAATTATGAAAAAAATGTTGAATTATTCAATAGCATAGATAGAATACAAAAATCCTACCAACCTACTTCGGGGATGAAAGGCAATAATTTGAGCCAGTTAATGACAGGCATTGACTTTGGTGGAGTACAAGTACAAGGTACAACCTTTGATGTAACAGGCGGATGGGATGCGCTTCCTTGGTTTACAGACAGTTGGGATAGTGTAGAATCCAGTAATGATTTTTACTATGTAGCTGACGGCAGTACAACATTTGTTGTTTTACCATATACTCCAGAAAACAATCAGCCAATTTCAGTGTATATTAAACGTCTAGGCGACCAACGACCAATTAGGATCGACGACCCTAATTATACACCAAGTTGGGATTCCAGTGTAGCAACTAATCCTCATGCAGAAATGCCAACTTTTATCGGTGATGGGTCTACAAACATAATCGAAATACATAGATATTTAAGTACTAATTCAGGCGATACACTGATCTTTAGAAAATTAGACAGTGATGGATCTGTAGTAATCAGCGATGTAAATCTACTAGACACACGAATTAGTGGAGGATCATTATCGAACATCGGTGGAGCATATGTAACTGCTGCCGGATTAACTCCTGAAGAAATTGTAATTGACGGAGAAAAATTTGTAAGCCCTGATCAAGTGCCAGCTCCGGAAGAAAACGTTCCCGGTCAAGTACTAGACAGTCTAAGTATCAAAGTATTCAACAAAACCAATCCGGGTGCTACGCCGATACAAAATACAGTTATTATCGGCGATGGCGTTAAGACTAGATTTGACATCGGTCTAACTATTTTCGAAGCATCGTCTGTAATGGTGTATGTTAATAAGATAAAACAAGAATACATTGGCGATAGCACTATTAATTATGTTATAGATTTTGTTGAAAATAAAATTGAATTTAATGTTGCCCCTGCAACAGGAGACGTGGTTGAAATTATTGCAATCGGCATTGGCGGTGTTGGTTTATTAGATTATCAAGAATTTGTTGCAGACGGAACAACTAGTCTATTCTTAACAAAAGCAGTCTACGATCAAACATCAATAGTTTTAGTAACAGTTGATGGAATAGCCGTAGATGTAGGATTTGTTAATAGTTCAGATTTTATTGATACTAAAAATAGAACAATGATACAATTTGGACTAACTCCATCATTTAGGCAAGTTGTAAAAATTATTTGTTTCAGCGCAGAAGAAGGTGCAGATTCGGTCAACTCTTCCTTTATCAGAGTCAATCAACACACAGTACCGTTTGACGGTAGTACAAGAGCCATTGATTTAGATAACTTTGTAAATCTAGAACAAGCATCAGAAACTGCTTCTATTTTAGTAAACATTAACGGAAATTATCTTCAAGGGGTAGACACTACCTATGTCGAGTATGATGGCACTAACAACGAAATAACAGTAGGTGTTGATCCTGCAGAAACAATTGGTACTATTACTTCTGGAAACGTTAGGGTGTATATTAACAATATTCGACAACAGTTTGTTATTGATTTTACCTATAACGGAAATAATAATTTAATCAGCATACCTACTTCAAATTTAGAATTAGGCGATATAATTAGGGTTGAAACTGATGTTAGATCAAAATATTCAATTGTCGGCAATTCTGTTGTAATAGACAACAGTGTTCAGTTAGCAGCCAACGACGATATACAAATAACATGGTTTAGTCAGTATCCCACAATGAATATTATTTCAGATGAGTACACTGGCGGCAAACTGCAATATAGATTGCCGAGAGATCCGTTAGATATTAATTATGTTTGGGTTTATAAAAATGGAATACGTTTGACCAAAGATGCAGATTATAGACTATTACAGTCTTCGATTATATATCTAACTGAAGAATCAACAAGTTCTGACGTTATTAAAACTGTACAGTTTAGCAACATAATTTATTCTAGCAACAGAGCGTTTGAAATCTTTAAAGATATGTTAAACAACTATCACTACAAACGATATTCCAGGGATGTAGCAATTAAGTTAGCTAAAGATTTAAATTATTTTGATACTTCAATAGAGGTATTAAATGCCGATAAATTATCAACTCCTATTTTTAACAGAAGAATTCCCGGAGTAGTAATTATCAACAATGAAAGAATTGAATATTTTGAAAAGAATGGAAATATTCTATCTCAGTTGAGAAGAGGTAGTCTAGGTACAGGTATTGCTGAATTACATGCCGCCAACAGTTTTGTAGTGGATGTTGGATCCACAGAAACTTTACCGTACACTGAAAATCAAGAAAAGTCTAATTTTATCAGCGACGGTAGCACATTATTAATAGGTCCTTTAGAATTTGTTCCAACAAAATCTAATAGAAATAATTGGTACAAAGAATCGATCCCAGCTAGTTATGGCCCTTGCGACGAAATAGAAGTATTTGTGGGCGGCAAACGCCTATGCAAAAATCCTATAGATGTTTATTCAGAAGCAAACGGAGCCAGCAGTCCTAGTTCTGATGTTGTGCAAGAAGCTGAATTTTCAGTTGATGGAACATCAACATATGTACGACTAACAGAACGAGTACCTGCAGGTACTAGAATAACAATTATTAGAAAATTAGGAAAAATTTGGTATGAGAAGAGTGAATTTGCAGCCAGTAAAGGCATTACGCTGTTGTCTAACAACACGCCTATTGCTAGTTTCATTGCTGTAAAGACCACTGAGCTACCCGAATAAATACACTATCATGAATAATCAAGAAGAAACTAATATGTCAAACACACCAGAAAAATCAACAGTTCCTGAAAAATCGCCAGACGAAGTCAGCGGTTTTCACTTTGAAGGCCATATAAAAATCTTTGATCCGCAAAGCGGAGAAGTCTTTATCGATAAAAGAAACGCAATTCATTATGAAAATATGAGCGTGGCTATGGTTAACAGTCTAAGTAATCAAGGCCAGGGTACGATTTATCAAATGGTATTTGGCAACGGTGGCACAAACGTTGACCCAACAGGGCTTATTACCTATCTAACACCTAATACTGTTGGTATTAATACAAGTCTTTATAATCAGACATTTAGTAAAGTGGTAGATCAAAACGCTGCTGAAAATGTAGACCCTGTTAGAAACAAAATGGAAATTAGACACATTAGCGGTGCAACTTATAGTGATATAATAATTAGTTGTATTTTAGACTACGGCGAACCAGACGGACAAGAGGCATTTGACAATAGTCAAGATATGAGCGGTAATTTTGTATTTGACGAATTAGGCCTAACATCGTACAGTCCAACAGGCTCTGGAAAACTGTTAACTCATGTTATTTTTCACCCTGTGCAGAAATCATTAAACAGATTATTGCAGATTGATTACACAATTAGAATACAGAGCTTAACTAGCTTTGCTGAGGTATAAAGATGCCATATATTGTTAATTTTACCGACAAAGATAATAAGTTACCAATTACGGTATACGATAATACTTCTAGTACTGATACCAGTTTAACCTTTCCAGGAAGAAATGTAACTGGATACGGTCAGACAATTGCTGAAAATTTTTTAGCATTACTAGAAAATTTTGCTAAAGAATCACAACCATCAAATCCCGTTGAAGGCCAGTTGTGGTATAATACTGCCGACGGTATTCTTCAAGTATGGGATAGCACTACTTGGAAAGCAGCCAGTAATATTCAAAAGGGCGGTGTTGAACCTCCCACAGAACAAAGTAAGGTTGGAGAATTATGGGTTGACACAACTAACCAACAGTTATATGTTTATTCAGGAACACGCTGGATTTTAGTAGGCCCAAATTTTTCTACAGGGCTTAGAAGTGGTCCTATAGTAGAAGCAGTTATTGACTCTGACAACGTTTCTAGAGTTGTTTTAATATTTTATGTTGAAGACACTCCAATTATTATTTTTAGTAAAGATAGTTTTACTCCAAAGATTTCAATTTCCGGTTTTATTACAATCAAGTCAGGACTCAATATTACAGAGAATGATGTTGGCCTTGGCGGGTTCCCAACAAAAATTTATGGTGCGGCAACATCTGCAGAAGCATTAATAGTTGCTGATGTTGAAATTCCAGCAAACAAATTTTTAAGATCTGATATAGTTAATACTACTGAGTTTGGTATTAATATTAGAAACAATCAAGGTATTACACTGGGAGTTGACGGAACATTTAGTTTAACCACGTCTGAAATTGCTTCTAAGATTTATAATTCTGCCCCGGGTAGCAGTATTGATCTACAGGTCAATCAAGACGGCATTCCTTCTACAGTATTACGAGTAATTGGAAATACTGTGGGTATTAATGTATTGTCTCCCGACGAAGCACTGCACGTTGACGGAAACATTAAAACAAACGGTTCGTTAATATTAACTGATACTACAGCAAGTAGTAATTTTAATAATGGAACTTTTAGAACAGCCGGCGGAGCAGCCATTACAAAAAATTTATTAGTAGGAGATGGACTAAAGGTTGTTGGAACAAGTGAAGTTGATAACCTACAACCAGCTACTACGGATTTTTATGATAGCGGAACTGCATTAAAACGATGGAACGTAGTTAGAACAAAAACTTTAATAGCCGAAACAATTGAAGGTGTGTTAACCGGAAACATCATTGGTAATGCATCTACTGCCACTAACTTAAAATTTACAACTACTTTTAAAATGGAAGGAGATGTTACAGCTCCTAATATTCAATTTGACGGTCAAGTTGGTGGAAATACAAAAACATTTACTACAACGCTTACTTCAGGATTGATCAGCAGCAAGTCTGAACCGTTTCCGAATATCTCAGTAAAAGAAGATACTGTATTAATATATAGACCTGGAACAGGTCTAATTAAAGAAACTAGAGACAACTTTGTTGCCGATCTAGCAGTACCTATTGGTGCTATACTTCCGTATGCAGGTGCCGAAGCACCTTACGGTTATCTATTGTGCGACGGTAGTGAAGTTGAGAGAAGTAAATTTGGAGATCTATTTGATATTATAGGAACTACCTATAGTGGTTCAAGTCCTTTAGTTGGAGTTAGTACATTTAGATTACCTGATCTAAGGGGCAGATTTCCTCTAGGTAAAGACAACATGGATAATGCCGGAACTGTTCCTAATTCATTGGGTGGTTATGTTGACGCCGGAGGCGGAAACGTTGATAGGGTTTCTGGTACAGCGCCTGATAACTTAGGCGAGGGTGGCGGACAAAGTTCTAATATACTAACAGTATCTAATTTACCAGATCATGAACATAACATGAAAGGATCCACGGGACAACAATATTATGCCACGCGAATCGATACTGCAATTCCAAGCGACGTTGGGTCATTATCAGACAAGGGTCCAACTACAGTTGGACAGAGCCAATATATTCCTAGCTCAGGTAGCATCAAGACATCTGGCAGTTTAGGACAAGAGTTCTCGGTTATGAATCCGTTCTTAACACTAAACTATATTATTCGTTCTGGTCCACCAGCATTCTAAGGTAAAGAAAAATGGCATATACAATTAATAAAACTGATGGAACAATTTTAGCTACAGTGGCCGATGGGCAGGTAGACGATTTATCAACTGATATCACGCTTATTGGCAAAAATTACAGCGGGTTTGGCGAAGCACTTAATGAAAATTTAATTAAAATGTTGGAACATTTTTCCAGCACAGCTCAGCCTCCGAACCCTATTAGGGGTCAAATTTGGTTTGATGCTAGCGAGTTAAAATTAAAAGTTTATAATGGAACTGGATTTGTACCAGTTAGTTCTGCAACAATCTCAAGCCAGCAGCCTCTTAATTTAGGAGTTGGTGATTTATGGTTTAACGATGTTGAAAAACAATTGTACTTTTATGATGGCACAAATACTATTCTTCTTGGACCAGATTATTCTGTCAGTCAAGGGGTTAGTGGATTTCGAGTTGCTAACATATTAGACTCATTAAATCAGAGTCGAGTTATTACCTATTTGTACACTAATGGAGTTTTGTTAGGAATCTTTTCTAAAGATGCATTTACACCTAAACTGCCAATTGATGGGTTTAGTGGAAGTATTATTCCTGGATTTAATTCAGGAACACTAGCCGGATTAAAGTTTAATGTTACGGCTACAAACAGCGAAAAATTAGGCGGCCAACTTGCTAGTCTATATGTTCGAAATGATACATCAAACATTGTTAACGGACAGATTATTATCTCGTCTAATTTAGGTATTATTATCGGTGATGCTAATCAAGGACAGTTTCAGGTTCAAGACGGTAATTTAATTATTGCTAATATTGCTTCTAACAAACAAATGATTTTTAACGTTCGCCGAGACGTTATTGCTGAAGAAGCAATTGCCATTAGCGCAGACACAAGAACAGTTAACATCTACGACGGATATCTCACTAGTGAAGTAGACATTGGTGGAAATTTAACAGTACAAGGTAATCTCACAGTAAACGGAGATGTTGTTACAGTCAATACCAGTGTAATGACTATTGAAGATAAAAATATTGTTCTGGCAAAACAAACAGGAGTAACTCCTGTTGATGCTAATGCCGCCGGGGGTGGTATAGTTTTACAGGGTGCATCAAGCCATGTATTTTTATGGCACGATGTTGGACAGGCTGCACAAGCTTCTAGTTTAGAAGCTACTTCGGGAGGCTACAATGATGCTATTCCAGCATTGGCTAGTCAAGCGTGGACAAGCTCTGATCATATTAATTTAGCTTCAGGAAAAGAGTTTAAGATCAACGGTGTAACAGTTTTATCCGGAACTGCATTAGGAGCTGGAATTACCAGTATTCCGGGCGTTACCAGTTTCGGTACACAGACTCAGTTAACTGTTGACGATATGTATCTTAATGACGCTGCTATCGAAATTACTGCCGCTAACACAGATTTAACGTTAACAATCAACGGAACAGGCGGACTAAATCTAGGTAGTAAACGAATTAAAGCTGTTGCAGATCCAACATCGAGTACGGACGCAGCAACTAAAAATTATGTTGACAATACTGTTAAGGCAAGAAACATTGTTCTTAGCATGGATATTTCCGATGGTATTTCAAATGCAGGCATTGCCGCATTCCTAGAACAGATAGCACCAGTAGCAGAATACAATAACGGAACACAGTGTAGAGTATTGTGTTCTTTCTTGGTTAACGGCACAACTAACCTAGATATAAATCCGCTATTATCAACATCATCATCGGAATTTGTTACACCAACAGGCACAGCATTTGGTTTAACCAACGTTAGTTTCACAACAGCAACCGTTGCAGCACCTGGATTGGCAGTATCTAGAACAGTTAAAACTTTCCAGATTATAACAGGCGCATGGGTATTTGTATCTTAATAGTTAAATATGTAGGGGAGCGATAAATGGCATACATCATAAACAAGTTTAGTGGCGGGCAATTAGTAGTGCTAGAAGATGGCACACTAGATACTTCAACCAGTCTAGGATTGCTTGGCAGAAACTATACTGGGTATGGTGAAGTACAAAATGAAAATTTTGTATTCTTACTAGAGAATTTTGCCAACGAAGATCCTCCCTCAAGACCCTTAACTGGTCAGGCTTGGTATAATACCACAATAGGTTCACTTAATGTCTACAATGGTACAACATGGGCTCCTGTAGGATCAGCTACTACTAGCAACACAGCACCTCCTGGATTTGACGGAGCTCTTTGGTACAAAGATACTACTGATCAACTGTTTATATTTGATTCGGGTTTTTGGAAATTAATAGGCCCAGAAGCGTTAGAAGGTTATGATACAACTCAGGTTAGAGCAAGAACTATTCTAGACACTGCTAGTGTAGAACATGCTGTTGTGGAAATTCTAGTAGACGGTACAACTTTTGCCATATGTGCAGATGAAGCATTTACCATAGACGACAGTAACTTAATTACAGGATTTACCAGCCTACAAATAGGAACAAACTTTTCTGCTAATCGGCCAGCAATTGGTTCTCTAGTTGGTAATGCTGCTAGTGCTTCTAGATTAGAACCGGGAAGATTGATCAACGGTGTCTTTTTTGACGGGCAAACAGATATCGCAATTACATCAAATACAACCAATACATTAACAAGAGGCACCTATCTAACTGGTACAAATTTTAATGGATCGGCAGCAACAACATGGTCGGTAGATGCTAGTTCATCTAATGTTATTGGTAAAGTTGTTGCCAGAGATAGTGCAGGAGATTTTTCTGCAGGAACTATTACGGCCAATCTAGTTGGTAATGTCAGTGGAAATGTAACAGCTACAACCGGAACCAGTACTTTTATTAGAGTAGAGGCCAATGAGTTTGTTGGTGCTACATTATCGGGTAATGCATTTTCAACTACAAAACTACAAACAGCAAGAACAATTAATGGTGTGCTATTTGATGGTACCGCAAACATCACAGTTCCAGTGGCCGCAGCTGATATAACCGGCACACGATTAGCAGCAAATGTGGTAGAATCTGATTTAACTAGTTTAGGCATTCTTACTGGATTACAGGTAGCAGCTGGAAATGAAGGCATTAGAATAGGAACTGGCGATCAATCTTTCCAAATACGAAGCGATGATGGTAATTTAGAATTTATTGGTAATCAAGGTTTTGGAATTTTAATTAAAAACGGACCAGTATATAATGCTGTTGATTTCTTTACTTCTGCTTCTGCACTAAACAGCGGCGGTGAATTTAGGCCGACTGTTGGTGCGTTTGGTTGGAATATAGGCTTGCCTAGTCAAAAAGTACATAACATATATGCAGATACATTTGTTGGTACTGCAACACAAGCACAATATGCCGACTTAGCAGAAAAGTATGTAGCAGATGCAAATTATGAAGCAGGGACAGTGTTAGAATTTGGTGGCAAATTTGAAGTAACACTAGCAGAAGATGGTACAGCTAGATTAGCCGGAGTAGTTTCTACTGATCCTGCATACTTAATGAATAGCGAATGTGTAGGCGAACACACAGTTGCACTTGCATTACAGGGTCGTGTACCTTGTAAAGTAAGAGGTAAAATACAAAAGGGCGATATGTTGATGAGCGGAGGCAGTGGTTATGCCCGTAAAGCAATAAATCCGCAAATAGGTACGATTATAGGCAAAGCTCTAGCTGATTTCGATGGTGTAAGTGGAGTTATCGAAGTAGCGGTAGGCAGAGTTTAAATAGCTTTATAGCGATAAATAATAGTTAGAACGGAGTATATCAATGGCATATCAAGTAGACAAATTTAATGGAACTTTTCTAGTCTCAGTTGACGATGGAACCATTGATACCACCACTGATCTACGCTTTGTAGGAAAAAACTACGCAGGCTACGGCGAAGTACAGAACGAAAATTTCTTGCATTTAATGGAAAATTTTGCAAATACTTCTGCACCACCCAAGGCAGTTACTGGGCAAATTTGGTACGATAGCGGCAATAAAAAAATACGTTTCTATGATGGCGCACGATTTAGAACAGCCAGCGGCGCAGAAATAGGCCCAACAGCACCTTCCGGATTACAGTCAGGAGACTTTTGGTTTGACACTAGCGCCGAACAGCTTTACACATGGAATGGTACTGAGTTTGTTTTAATTGGACCAGAAACTCCTCCCGACTTAGGTGCAAGTGCAGTGGTTTCTCAAGTGGTAAAAGATACACTCGGCAATAATCATACCATTGTAAAGTTTCAAGCAGGTGGCGATGTAATATCAATAGTTAGTAAAGATGCATTTACACTAAACAGCACCATTAATCCTATTACAGGATTCACAACAATTAAGAAAGGTGTTAACCTAGTTAACACTAACGGTACAACAGGAGTTACATCCACAGATCATTACTTCTGGGGTACCGCAAGCAATGCAGCAAGGCTCGGCGGATACCCAGCTTCGGAATATATTAGACTAGGTGAAGTATCGTTTGACAACGAAATTTCTTTTAAAGACACTGGTCTCACTATTGGTGATCAAAACGATCTTCGTATTAGAGTTGAAAACGGCGATGAACCAGTAATTGAAAATCGTTTAGGCAACACAATTACTCTAAGAGTTAGAGTAAGCGACAGTGATTTACGAAATGTAGGGATTATTTCTTCAACAGGAATGGTTCCAGGCACAACTAATTTCTTTAATTTAGGATCAACCGCATCTAGATGGGCTAACATCTATTCTACAACATTCACCGGAGATGTATTAGGTAATCTTACTGGTAATACACTGGGTGTACATCGCGGAAATATATTAGCCAGCAGTGAGACTCTGGCATTTAATGCAGCCACTCAAACATTTATAGGTAGTTTTACAGGTACACTTACCGGAAACGTAATTGGAAACATTACAGGTACAGCTACAAATTCACTGAGCTTAAACAGCTTAGTTGGAGAACAAACAGCGGTCGCAACTTCAGTAGCACTAAGAGACGGATCTGCTAATTTAACAGCAAATAGATTTATTGGAGTTGCTGATAGATCCGATAGATCCAGAATTGATGATGCGGCTGTAGATACAGATCCAAATTATAGATCAGCTAAAACTACAAAAACAGCCAACACCATTGCAGCTAGAGACGGAGCTGGTAATTTATTAGCAAACACATTTGATGGTACAGCAACAGCAGCACAGTATGCTGACTTAGCAGAAAAATATCTTGCTGATCAAAACTACGAAGTTGGAACAGTAGTTGCAATTGGCGGCGAAAAAGAAGTTACTGCGGCTAGATATGGTGATAGAGCAATTGGAGTAGTGTCTGCTAATCCAGGATTTATGATGAATAAGGATCTAGAAGGCGGTACATACATTGCACTAAAAGGCCGAGTTCCAGTTAAAGTTACAGGTTCAATACAAAAAGGTCAGAAACTAGTGGCTGCAGATGATGGCACAGCAGTAGCAGCAGTACCTCATGCTAATGATGTGTTTGCAATTGCATTAGAATCTAACAATAATGTTGAAGTTAAAACAATAGAAGCATTGGTATTATAAGGATAAAATATGGCAATCGGTGATTTCATTTCCGCAACGGACTACAATACAATTAGAACTAAAATTATCAATGTCATGAGCACAGGCTCTGGAAATTTTGGTTATGGCCAAACAACATTTAGTTCTTTAGTTGCAGCTGGAAATACTGTAACAAAAACACAGTGGGATGCGCTTCGATTTGATATCTACAATGCAATTCTTCATCAAACAGGATCAGCAGCTTCGTTAGTGCAAGTAGCAGTAGGTGATGTTATTAGATTTGGTGCAAGCAATCCAAACACACAATATGATACTGTTGCCAATACTGCAATTACCAATCGTTTTGATTTAGGCACCGGACAATTTGTAACAGAAGCTATCGACAGTAAATCTTTCTCTTCATCGTGGTATCAATCTATTAGTGCTACTGCATCAGTTACTTTTGCCACAGCAGAACAGGCTAGGTTCTTTTTTAATGCAGGCGGCAAGATCCGCTTTGCTAGCTCTAGAAGCGGCGGAAGCGGCGTCGCACAAAATACCAAATGGTCAGAATTGCTAAGTAGTGCCGGCACACAGTCTTTTATTGGAGGCCCATCGGGTATTAATTTCTTTTCATTGACTAGTTCTTTCCAAACATTTTCTGAAACATCAGGAACTAGTGCGTATACCAATAACAAATGGCGTTTAGAAGCGTCATGTAACGTTGCTAACAATGCATCAGGAACTGCCAACGTGGTCAATTTTAGAATAACATGGATAGATGATTACGTTGACACTGGACCGGCAACACCAGAAAATCCACCTCCTGGAGATTTAGTAGACGGTACATTTACACTTACTGTTGACCAAGTACGCCCATCGGGATTTCTGCAACCCAGCGGGACATTTACAACTGTTGGGCCAACTTCTACTTCAGTAAGCGCAATCTCAGGTTCATAAATATTAATCTCCTAAAAAACATCACATAAATAATGTGCGTGTTTTATAGGAGATAATATGGACGACCGTCTAAAAGCAGCCTTAGATTTTTCAAATTATAGGCAAACTCTAGCAATTCAAAGAAAAACTCTAAAAGAAAAAATTGAGGGCAAGTTGACCTACGGCCACTCCGGCGGAATATTTAAAATTGACAGAACATTGTTGGTCTTTGTTCAGATGTTGATTGATCAAGGTAGAACTGAAAACATTCCCTTAATTGATCAAAATGAAAATCCTGTTCTTATTGCCAATTTACTAGAATTTCGAGATGAAATACTAGATAGATATTTTACATCTACCTACGAGTATCACGAAGAATACCAAAAGATTAAATCTAGTAGAACCGTAGAAAAATTATTGAATGTATGAATAAAGGCATCTTAATTTTTGCTCATAACGGTCCTGAAGTAGATTATGGTACCATGAGTATAATTGCTGGCGGCCTAGCAAAAAAACATCTAGGATTACCAGTAAGTCTAATTACAGATAAATGGACAATCGCTTGGCTTAAAGAATCTAATATGTATGCAACGGCCGAGTCAGTGTTTGATAAAATTATTGAAATTGAAAAGCCTCGAACAAAAAATACAAGAAAACTGCATGATGGATTTCATAGCCAGGTAATTCCATTCGTTAACTCTAACAGATTTTCAGTTTGGGATATTAGCCCTTATGACCAAACACTATTAATTGACAGTGATTACTTAATTTTTTCCGATCGATTAAATGAATATTGGGATGTAGATAGTAGTGTAATGTTGGGGCATTCAATGAATGACATTACCGGAGAACGCAGTGGTATATTAGATCAACGAGTCAGCGAAACTAGCGTTCACATGTTTTGGGCTACCACTGTAATGTTTACCAAAAACGAAGAAAGTCGTTTCTTTTTTAAATTAGTAGATTT